GCCATTGGTGCCGCATCCGAAATCTTAAAGAGGAAGTTGTGTAGAATCCACGGCTGGCCTAGAGAGGAGTGGGATCAAGTGATTGAGAGAGAGATAACATCTTTTTTACTCCGAACAACTATTGAAGAGATGGCCACAACCAAATCTAGCACACTGCCATACAAATCAGACATTAGGCTAACAGAGGATGGCATAGATGTTTCCGGCATAGGCAAAAGGGTCAAGTGTTTGGAGCAGATGTTAAAATTAATTGATGAGTTTGATAGTAATCTTCTGGCACTCAACATCAAAAACATTATAAGTGGTATAGAGAAACACGAAGAGAATAGGCTTCAAGTGTCATTGTTTAAGAAAAACCAGATAGGAGGAGTTAGAGAGATATATGTGTTGACGATGAGAGGTAGGATGCTAATCAGAGTATTTTCTGATATATTTAGATGCTTATGTAAGCTCCATCCATCAGAGAAGTTGACCAATGAAAAATCTAAAGATTCATTTATTTCTGATCACTACACTAGGGTTAAATCCTTAGAAGTTGACGGTTATTCAACAGCCAAGATATCGGGAGACATGACCAACTGGGCTCAGTTATTTTCTCTCTATGAATTTATGGACATGTCTAGAGCAATTCTTCCTAAATCATTTCATAATTTCTGTTATAAAGTTTTATCCTTACATAGGAGGAAAACACTTCAGCTTCCAAAGAATTTGGTAGAAATGTTCTTCTCTTCTTCTCATTCTGTTCTATCAACTGAGTCAGTAAATAGACTGAAGACAGGATTTTTAAAAGGAGGTGATCCTATTATCGATCAGTATTCTTCTTGTATTCATTCTAAGTCTGATATGATGCAAGGGATACTCCATTTCCCATCAAGTTTTTACCACATTTTGCATCTTGAGTATCTTACAGCAATATTATCAAAAAGATCAACTGACAATGTTCGGGTTATTGTTAGCTTTGAGGTTTCATCTGATGATGAGGGATTGTTGGTGAGCTTCTGTGGAGACAAGAGGGCCGTCAAGCAAAATATGAATAGATTCCAAGGTGAATGGCCGAAGGTTAAGCATTCTGTGGATCGTCTCTTTGGTGTTAGGACCAGTTTCGAAAAAAGCACATTCTCAACAACTGAGCTTTTCGAATTCAACTCAAAGTTCTACGTTGGTAATTCAATTTCGAGCCCTTTGATTAAGTTCGTCGCTAGGGCTTGCGACGATAATCCTCAAGAAAGTATGAATCGGAGAGTGACAGCCATGTACTCACAACTTAGACAATTGAGAGAGAA